ACAATTAAGGGAATTTGCAAGGAATGGACAATCAATTAACATAAACAAATACGTTAATAATTTAGGTTTAGGAAGTACACTTAAATCAAACTCAACATTGTTTATTCAGTATAGAATTGGTGGGGGAATATCAAGTAATGTCGGTGTTGGGGTTATTACTCAAGTACAGAAAAGTAATTTCTTTGTTAACGGTCCTTCTGAGAGTCTTAATACAAGTACGTCAAACTCATTAAGTTGTACAAACCCGATTGCTGCGGTTGGTGGAGCGGCGGCACCAACATTGGAGGAGATTAGAAATTTTGTTTCTTTTAATTTCTCATCACAAAATAGAGCGGTAACGGTTAATGACTATGATTCATTATTAAGAAATATGCCTTCACAATTTGGGGCACCATCTAAAGTATCGATAGTAGAGGAAAATAACAAAATAAAAATAAAATTACTTTCTTATGACTCAAGTGGAACACTTACATCAGTAGTTCCAAACGCATTAAAAACTAATATTGCAAATTATTTATCAAACTATAGAATGATAAATGATTACATATCTGTAGAAAGTGCTAATGTTATTGACTTAGGGTTTGATATTGCGGTGGTTTTAGATTCTTCACAAAGTCAGGGATCTATAATTGCAAAAATCATAGATATTGTATCTACATATATGTCACCAACGTCAAGACAATTAGGTCAAAATGTTAATATTTCTGAATTAAGAAGACTAATACAAGCGGAAAACGGAGTATTGTCAATATCGGATATACAGGTCTTTAACAAAGTTGGGGGACAGTATTCTTCATCACAAACATCACAACCATATTCTAATCAATCAACAAAAGAAATTCAGTTGATATCCGACACTATTTTTGCAGACCCAACACAAATATACCAAGTTAGATTTGGAAACAAAGATATTAGAGTAAGTGTTGTTAATTTATCTTCAGTAACATATTCTTGATAATTTCCTTTTTTTATAAAAGGGTTATCCTTTTAAAATAGGAAATAAACTATTTATCAAGAAAAGAAATTAATGCCACATTCATATAGAATACGAACTAATATAGGTGTAGATAAATCTGTAAATTTAAAGTTTGATCAAGATTTTGACTTTATAGAAATACTATCACTTAAATTAACACAAGCAGAAATATACGAAAGAAGATGTGCCGATTATGGTGTTATTGCAGGTAGAGTTTCAGTTAATGGAGGATTCGGACTTGCAAACGCAAAGTTATCTGTTTTTATACCGTTAACAAATGAGGATGAGTTAAACCCAATTATAAGTGAATTATATCCTTACAAAACATTAAATAATAAAAATGAAGATGGGTATAAATATAATTTATTACCTAAATCTCCTGAGTATTTAGGTCACGTACCAACGGGTAGTTTCTTTGATAGAGACGAAGCAATTCTTGAAAGATCGGTAATAGAAGTTTATGACAAATATTATAAGTACACAGTAACAACAAACGATAGTGGTGACTTTATGATTTTTGGGGTACCGACAGGACAACAAACCCTTGTCATGAACCTTGACCTTTCAAACATAGGATGTTTTTCATTAACACCACAAGATTTAATAGATAGTGGATTTGCGGTTGAAAGTCAATTTAACGGTTCTAAGTTTAAATCATCAAACAATTTAAGTGAGTTACCACAAATTATAACATTAGTTAAACAAGTTAATGTTGAACCATTATGGGGAGAACCTGATATTTGTTTCATTGGAATTACAAGACAAGATTTTGACTTGTCTGAAGAGATAAATTTAACCATAAAACCAACTGCGGCATTTATGGGATCAATTGCAACCACCCAAGACGAACAAGCATTAAAAACAAATTGTAGAGTTCCATTGGCGGCAGGTACATTCTGTTCATTAAAGGCGGGACAAGGTAGAGTATCGGCAATAAGACAAACAATAAATGTTGATGGAAATGGTTACCCAGCACTTGAAGAATATGAAATAGAACAAGGGGGTAAAATAATTGACGGTGACGGAACTTACTTATTAAAAGTCCCAATGAACTTAGATTACATTGTTACCGATGAGTTTGGTAATCAAATTATTTCTTTGGACCCCACAGTAGGGATTCCAACAAAAGGTAAATACAGATTTAAAGTTAGTTGGCAAAATGACGGAGGAATCCAAAGCGAAATACTGAGAGCGAATTTCTTAGTTCCAAATATTAAAGAGTATGGTTGGGCATCAACAACACCAACCGCGGATCCAACATTAGGTGTTCCTTTAAATTATTCGGTTTCAGTTCCTGGTACCACAACAAGTTTAAATCCTGCAATAGTATTACCCGCACAAACAGGTGGATTAATTTTACAATCTTATGTTAACTCTCAGGACGTTACTATAACAATAAACGGTGTACCATATACAGGAAGTTTAAGTAGTATACCAATTAACACACCTGGGGCCAACATAGGAATAAACTCAAATGCGGTAGACACAACTCAAACACAAGACTTTGAATTCACATTCTACGATCAGGCGGCGTACGATTCTTTTAGGTCATACGCATTTAGTTTAGATTGGGACGATTATGGGGATTCCACAATGATTCAAGAGGCAATCAATTGTGAGGATAGATTTTTTGAACTTAATTATAATAAGGTTTATACTACCGCAATGTTTTTAGACCGTTATAAGAACGGTATATCTAGAGCAAGACATTTAGGGATTAAAGAGATTGATGATAGGGAGTGTATTTCTAAAAATAATCCATTCCCTGTTAATGATGCGGTACAAAAATTTGATTTTATATATTTCTTGGCGATGTTACTATTAAACATATTAACATTCCCAATATTGGTGGTATTATTTGTGGCTCACTTTGTTGCTTGGGCTTGGCCTGTTTTAAAATGGGTTTTAGTTATATTATGTTTGTATTTTTTATACATACAAGTTAGAGAAACAATAGATGCGATACAATCGGCACTTGAAAGTGCCGCGGTTGCAATTCCTGGAGGACCCGTGTTTAACATTGGGGTAATACTTAGAACCGCTTGGCAAATATTACAGGCGGTATTTAAATTAGCATTATATTTGGTTTTCTTTGCTTTTGTAATTGTATTCATAATAAGATTAAAAGGTTTTCCTAGAATTGGATTACCTATGTTATCTTATCCTGAATGTAATGCCTGTTCATGTGACTGTGGTAGTGCGGAAATTGACGATGATTTTGATGTTAGTTCAGTAACACAACAAGTAAATAATGAATATAATAACCAACAAGTCGACGCAGGAAATCCCGCAACAACTTCTACAGATAATACATTTTTGGCGGCTTTAAGTACTCCTGGAACGTACGCAAAAACACCTCACCCTAACTTAAATCAGGCGAACCCTGATTGTAGTGTTACGGATCAGTCTTGTGGTCCATTTTGGTGTGGTGGTGGAATATATCGTTCTTTAACAAATGCGGTAGCTGAAGAAGAAATTACAGGAGATATTTTAACAAATGCCCTTTTGGATTACCAAAGGATATTTTCAGGTTATGATATTTTAGATTCTGTGGATAAATATAAATTACACGCACCACAACCATTCTTATTTGCGGGTAATAAAAGCGGTGGTAACGACGAAAGATATTTTGCCTACCCAACACAAGAGACATACCCACAAAAATTAAATGAATTTAATACGAGAGATAAATATTTTTATAACTCAACAAGTAATACCCCAAATAGTGGTGTAAATAAAATAAAGACAGTTGTTAATCCGTCTTTAGTTGGTACGCCAAGTACTCCATTTGAAGATCAAGTTTTGGTCATTATGACAAAGGCAGGGACTAAACAACAATTAGGTATTGGTGAAATATTTTCTTTCCAAGACCCGAACTTATCGGGAGGTTGGAGTAATTTAACTGGATCAACTGAAAATCAATTTAATAATACGGCAATAACGGGTACCACACAAACAGGAGATACTATAACCCCAATTGCCAAAACAATATATTTTGCCGACCCATCGGGTAATGGTACAACAGAACTTTCATCAAACATTTTTGTTATTAATACAGGAGAAACAGAATCATATCTACAGTACCCAACAGATGTTGAATATTTCCAAGTAATAACAGGTTATACGTATAATGAATTTATTAATGATACAAATTACGATAACACAAATATTAATAGATTCCCTTTAGGTTATTTGCACCATGAAATTAAATTTGTATATGATAATTGTAGTTCTGGACCAGTAATTTATAATACTGGTTATGCAATTGATAATATACCTGATACCACTAAAAATACTTATGAAATAATAATTTTAACAAGAGGTGTTGATCCATTTACCCCAAAACAAGAAATGTCATATGACTTATCTTATATTTTTGGAAATACATCTTATGGAACCGGACCAATAATAACTGGAGAATATTACTTAAATTACCCTATACAAAAATCCGCATCAGGGGTGAAACCGTTATCACATAATACTATTGACAACACAACCACAAATTTATATTTTGAGTCATTTACCTTTGACTTAACTCCTGGTCAATATACCGCATACACATCTAATTTACCTTATTATTATTTGTCCACTGATGATGCGTCATCAACATATACTCCTAATGGTACTTTAATTAATTTAGGTTCGGTTGCGTTACCTTCTTTAACACAGTTGTCCCCACCATATAGTAGTGTATTACCAAAACAACTTGGTGATTATTTTGGTGGAGGTACATTTATAGGAACAGAATCATCAGTTATACCTATCACATCATATCTTTTTACCGACACAGTTCCTTTACAGACAGACTTTGGTATTCCACCTGAAGGATATAATGCGTTATATTCAAGAGCGTATTATAGATATTTAACTACAACAGTTAACTTCTTGGATGAAACTAAACTTGTGATGAGAAGCGATAGAATACCAACATCAACAAGAACTCAAGATGGTAACGACTCTCAAACAGGATATGGTCTACATCAAAATGATAATTTTTATTTCTTTAAAGGCGGTGGAGTACAAACAAACCCTAGTATTGGTGGACCAGGAACTCCCGCAACAGGTAATTATGCTGATTCAACAGGGTTAGTAACAGGATTAACATCAACATTAACTTGTGAAGGTTTGGTTTCGTTACAATGTTACTCAGGATCAGGTACCGGAATTACCGTAAACCCAAATTGTGATGTACCAAGTGATAGAGTGGTTAAAGGGTGTTATTGTCTCTTAAATAAAAAATATATTTCACAATATGATGAAGATGTGAAATTATTTTTAGAATGGAAAGTTAGATACTTGTTAATGTTAGCAGCATGTAGAGGGGTCTTTGCAAGAGTATTCCAAAACAATTGGATAAATGGATTTTTATATATGCCTTCATTTAATAAGACATCCACATATGCAAATAATTCAGTTACTGACCCAACATACAATTACTGTAAAGATACTGTAGTTTTTGATGATGCACAAAATACTTTCTATTATAGATCATCTCCTTGGGATAGATTTGTTAACCAATTTATTGGTAAACCATCACCAACCCCACCAAATAACTTG